CTCCTATTAAGGAGAGATCATGGTCCCCTTCGGGGGACCTGGACTCTCAACAGAGTCCCTGTTTGCTTCGTAAGAAGCAACGTCGTTCTAAACATTCTAGAAAGAATGCAGAAAACGTCAATCACGCGGATCAGGGTCAAAAATCCCCTCCGTGTGAAAAGCCTTTACACATGGTGTTTTCGGGTTGGGACCAACCACAAAGTGGTTGGTACTACCGTACTCACATGGGCCTGTCGTTACACAACAGGCTCAAGCCATTGTTCCAGTATCCGGTTGAAGTATTAGCAAATTGCCAATACTTCAGGTTTACTGGAGGCATTGTGTCTGGGTTCGGTAAGGCGGTGGTAAATGTATCACCCCCTGACCGCATGCCAGAACTCTCAATACAGGAATTCTATGCCCTATGGGCAGAGGATATTCTCCGTGCCGTGTCCGCAAAGGCGGACAAGGTGGGAAATGAGGACAAGTCGATTCGTCGTTATCGGCGAAACCTTCTTGTACTTTCCTTTATGAGAGCTTCTTGGGACGCATTGTTAACCTCTTACCAGTTGGTAAGGGCAAGACAATTGCATAAAAACGGTGTATTCCTGTCAATGCCTTCTTCTAAAGCATTGCAGGGTATAAACCGATTTCGCGTCCAGCTGGTACATCATCCAGTCGAGGCAGCTAAAAAGCTGAAGTCACAATTCCAAGCCAATAGGGCATGGTATTATGGCGGAAACCGGCCATTTGGTCGGCTCCTCGTCTTTGATTGTAAAGCAGATGCTCTTGTCTCGAGTTTCGGGGCAAGGGCACTGCCTCCAGCTCCTCCATCACCAGAGGGTATGGAAGGGTTAGTTGAGAGGTTAACCTCACAACCGGCCCTTGAACATCCTTCGTGGAGGCCATTCTTGCGGGAGTATATATCTCAGTGGAAGCCAAATTGGCAACCCGAGCTTTATACTATGCCCTCCGGGCATGCAGCTCTTGGTTATTCCAGAGCTGCAGGAGGGCACGTAGCCGGTGTCCAACACTTAGTGTTGGTCGGCTATGCCGTATGCAAGACATCACAGGTTGATGACAGTAGAGGCAAGAGTCTCCATCAGTCCCTAAGGGATGATGGTAGTTGGCTCGAGCTCCTTTCTGATTCATTGCACCCCAATTCACAATTGAGGCCTCCCAAGGAGGATTTTGCAATGCTTTTCAGAAAGCCGTGGCAGGAACTAGAAAAGGACCTGCCCGGTACTGCCAGCAATCTTCAGTACTACTTGGCCAAGGGAGTTGGGTATGTGCTCGATCGTGTCGAGTACCTACCCATCCTGCCAATAGTAGCTGATGAGAAAGGATTGAAAACTAGGTATCCCACGGCTTCATTAACCGCGGCAAACCTGGTACAACAAATCCTCCGGCGGGTTCTGGATCATGTTATGATGCAGGACCCCCGGTTTTCCCAAGCCCTTGGGGGCAACCGGGATGTAAATCTAGCGGGTGAGGTTGGTCCTTGGTACTCCCAGGACGCAACTGCCGCCACCGATTTGCATGCCGAGTGGCTCACAAGAACAGTCTATGAGGAGTTAGCACGGGATTATCCCGTGCTTTCAAAGTACACCAAATGGTTCTCCAAACTATTTGGTACTAAGAAACTTCTTCCTGGCGCTGACCAGGATGACGTGACTCCCTTCGATCTGTTGAGGCAATACCCTAGAGCACCGCTGCTTGATGATTCTAAATTAGATTCACCAGGACAGGCTGCCCTAGAGGAAGCAGGTCATGCAACCATCATACTAAGAATAGTAGATGATTGGATTGATCAGCTTAACGCCCTCCCCGGGGTGTTGACGACGACGGGTCAGATGATGGGTGATCCCACATCTTTCCCACCTCTAATGTTGCACACATTGTTCTGTGCGCAGGAAACATTAAAGGTCGTACCGTACACTAAAAGTGAACGGGTGCGGCGTCATCAATACCTCCGGAAAGAGGACGTAGTGCTAAAGGGAGTGGGCGATGACGCCCAGAAACCTCGCTGGACTGCTCAAAGGAGGCGGATCTATGATGAACAATTCATCAAGATGGGTGGCCGTTTATCTTATGATAAATGTTTCCACCATCCTTCTAAGAGCATTATCGCGGAAATCCCCCATGAGGGGGGTGTCCCGATACCAGCTTTTAGCACTTCTGTGTTGGTAGCACCACCGGGGGGATCCAAGGGCCAAGTGGCCTGGAATACCCAATCAGCTGCGATAGCTGGTGACCCGGGTCGACTAAGAATTAAGTTTTCTAAATTCTTATGGAGGTCCTCCCCGTATTATTATACGTGGAGGCTAGCCGACAGGCTAGGCATACCAATATCAGCACCGACAGCGTATGGGGGAGTGGGAGTTCCCATTGTCCCTCATCGGTCGGTAACTGACAACACTGCTTGGCTTCAGTTCCTGTCCACCCAGACTCTTGTGAGCTTGGTGGCAGGAATTGGCCTGTCCATTGGCGAACCCTCATCTACCAGTTTTCTGGATAGATCGGCTCGCCAGTGGCTCGAGAATGTGGTGATGGAAAACAAGGAATTATCCTTGCAGAACATCCCCATTCTGAGTCAGCATGTGTTATCCGACGAGGCAATGGTTAGGCTATCTTTAAAAGACGCCTATCGTGCCGCCGTCTCTCGAGTTAGAGGCGCGGAATTCTATTTCCGCGCTCCCTTCCTGTCAACCAGGCACAACCCCTCTGTTAGGGTGGCTGTGCGGAAGTTCCAGCAGAAGGTGAGAAAGTCCAGTCGGGTCCCTGTAAGGGGTTACGACCGGACAATCGCTTCCGTCGAGGAGAAGACTTCATTGTTCTTCTCAAGGAGTGGAGGATTTCTACCTGATCCCTGGGCCCCACCTGTCACTGCATCCTACGGGATGGAGCGATCAGGAGAGGTGAAAGTGCGTCAAAAGGCGCCCTTCATCCTAGGTATCGGGTAGTACCTCTGCCCAACCATGCCTAAGCAAGCTTTGCCACTCTTCCCCTTATTTGTAGAAATAAGGTTCTTGGTGGGTCCCGCAAGGGGCTCTCGCC